AGTATAGGGGGGCGTCAGATTTGATGCCCTATTTCCCCATCCTATTAACCGCATTATATAATAACGTACACCACATTCATAAAACTGCCCAACTGGCACCCATCCATTTTGTGCACTTCCTACAAATCTGAAAAATCGCTAAAATAATGCTCGACAAATAAGCACTCGTCTGCTATACTATAATCAGAAAGAGGGAAGAAAACCTCAATCTAATGAACCTTCAAAACCGAACAGAATAGAAAGGAAGTAAAACCATGACAAAGTACATCACCAGAACCGTAGAATCCTACACCTACAATTTCGGCATCATCCAGGGAACAAGCATCACGCACGTTGGCTCCTATGACGCCGACAACAAGCTGGGCGAGAGAGCTGTCAAGAAGATAGCCAACACTTTCGTAAAGGGTGCTATCTGCTACAGAGTAGACACTCACGACAATCTCTACCGGATGCCTATGGACTTTTTCCTAGCCAACGCTGAGAGGGTCGAGAAAGAGGAGGCCGAACAATGATATTCGTAAAATGGCGCATTGATGGCGAGGAAGACTCAACCTGCACCACGTTTGAACTATACGATTCTCTAATAACAGCCATTGCAAATCTTCACGGCGAATTGATCAGCGTAAAAGTGATATCTATTTAAGGAGGCCAATTAAAATGAAGCGTCATATCATCGTTGAAACAACCGATCTAAAGCATTGCCTGATAGCCGTCAATTTCTTTAGGAACTGCAACACAGCCCTATATTTAATCCGCCAGCGTGGCTTATGGCAATTAAGTGCCCGGTATTAACCGGGCACTTTTCGTGTCCATACACCCCACTTGTTAAAAATTTAACAATCGAACATTTGTTCGCACTCACGGGCCGTCGGCTCCACCACCGCCCGGCCCTACGCGCACCCGGTTAGCGTAAGCTAACATTACTTCACACTAACCCATGAAAATTCCGCATGTCGTGTTCATAACTAGTTCACATTTCCTTGCTACAATACGCCATAGAGAGGAGGACAAACCCAATGAAATACATCACAAGAGAGCGAGCCGTTAGCGCCTTCCGATTTGGGAAGCACATCCCGCCCAAGTGGTACATGGACCTATTGAACCGTGGAAAAGTGTTTGCAAGTAGAGAACACAGCGAAAAAGGTGTAGAACTAAAACTAAAAATCGTATTACCCGGCAAGACATGCCTTGCAGTCCCCGGCGATTGGATTCTATTAGACCACGAAGGCAAAATAAGCGTGCTTTCCAATGACGAATTCACCCGCACCTACAGGGAGGTAAACGATGGATGATTACGCAGTAGGAAGATTCAAAGCGTTTTATAACTTCATTATTTACGGCTACGATAAAATGAACTCCCCTCAGATGGTAAACTCCAGTTGCCGTAATAACCAGGAACAAGAGGAGGGCTACAATGCAGGAATAGCAGAAATTGCACTCAATCGTGGATACATAAAGGCATATATTGAAAGAAGAACTACCGAACGACATTTAGATGCATGCACAAAACAGGATATACATGCCTAACCCTTCCTAGCCGGTCTGTGGGTTATCAGGCCGGACCCCACGGGGTAAACCCGTTCCCTCTAATCACAAAATGAAAGGAAGTGAACACTCCCTCCACAATTCAATATGTCGAAACGGTACATTTTTAACAGCACAGAGGGAAGCGAGCAAAATCCCCGCGATTCTAAATTTAAAGAAAGCAAGAACTTGAACAGGAGGAAAAACCATGGCAAAGTACATGACCAGAACAGTAAATACTTATATTTATCATCTGGGAAGCATCGAGAACAGCGGAGATGCAACCACTATCATCCCCGTAATCGACATTTTCAGCGAAAAGAAGCTGGGCGACCGAGAGACAAAGAAGCTTCTGAAAGAGCATGGCGCACAGATCGTCTACAAGATCGACAACGTGCCTCATACCTATCGCCTGTCTCTTGACAAGTTCATGGAACTGGCCGAAGAAGTACCCGCAAAGAACAATAAGTAAAACAATCAAATTTTAGGAGGAAATAACAATGGATATGAATAAGCAGATGCAGGCGTTTACCGGGTCTGAGACTTCCGACATGTTTGTCAGCTTTGACCCCGTTTCCGGTGAGGACAAAATCAAGCTGTACAACGCTATCAACGCCCCTGAGACCCGCATTGCCGACATGGTCAATAAGCCCATTTGCCTGACCGATGTTATCATGGTCAAGTGCAAAATCAACGACCGCGGCCGATCTGCTGAGCGTGACGCAATCCGCGTTATCTTGATTGATGATAACGGAGAGACATATGCGGCCACCTCTTCCGGTATTACCAATAGCGTGCGCAACATTTTCAATATTTTCGGGACCCTGCACTTCCCTGAGGGTCTGAAAGTCACCATTGAGCAGATTAAGACAAGCAACGGCAACACTCTGACCATGAAACTCATGGCCTAACAAATCCGTCCCGTTATTCAATCTAGGGAGGGGCGCAAGCCCCTCCCTTTAATTAAAGGAGGTGTAAAATGGCATCCCGCACAGTATCCGAAAACACAAGCCGCATATTAACGGAGGGCGCTGATTTCATATCAAAGAAATTTCGCCTACCATGTGAGATCGACCCAGACGCGGCTTTAGTCCTTGCTCAAATCGCAACATTCGGGAGGGGGGTCAGGGTATGGCACGGAGGAAAAGAGGTACAACAGGATCAGCTGAAAATAAAAGTGTCTATAACCCAACAAAACAACAGCTGAAAAAGCTACAAAGTGAGATAAATAACTATAACAGGCGCTTGCAGTCGGCAATTAAAAGAACGTCTCCAGAACTAAGAGAATATTTACCGCCGAAACTTTCATATACAGAGGAAGCAGGCAAAATAAAATCGGCAAAGGGATTCAAGCGCAGAATAGAGACATTACAGAGATTTGATAGAGCCGGGCTAGAGTTAACAACCTTTGAAGGGCGGCCAATAGCAAAGGCTTCTCTTGATTTAATAAGGCGCTCAGTAGCAGAAGAAAACAGACGACGTAAAAAGAGAGTTGCGACGCAGGCAGAAGCACAAGAGCGCCTAGGGAGATTTCCAACACAGCCCGTGTATGGCACAAGGCCAGTAACACTTTCAAAAATAATAGCAGATGAAGAGAAGCGCCAGCGGCTAGAAACAGAGTTTCTAGAACCCGAAAATGCAAACCCACTTACAGAAGCATATAGACAAAACTATATAAGGCACGCCTACGAAGCTCTTCAATTATGGAACGTGTCTAACGGAGAAAACGATGAAGTGACAAACCTCGTAATGCAAATAATAGGTGTCGTTGCATCTGCATCAAAAGAAGTGATTGACGCGTCAATAGGTATCCCAGAAACAAGAATAGATATACTCTCAGACCTAGAATTGTTCATAAACAATCTAGCGTACATTCTGGGAATATGGGAAAGCCTATGATATGGCAATATATGCGGCTGACTTTGAAACAACCACAAATCCAGATGACTGCCGTGTTTGGGCGTGGTGCATTTGCGACATATATGACATAGAATCTACAATATCATATGGAGAGACGATTGAGACCTTCATAGAATATATCGGAAAATTACATGGTAAAATATACTTTCACAACCTGAAATTTGACGGCACATTTATTGTAGACCACCTCCTAAAAGAAGGATATGTTCACTCACAATATAGAAAGATACATAGGAACGAGTTTAGCACCTTAATATCAGACATGAGGCAATGGTATCAGATCAGATTTGTACCAGATAGGAAATCAGGATCAGACGATGAAATCCAAATAATAGATTCCCTGAAAATACTTCCAATGCCAATATCTGATATGCCAAAATCTTTCGGGATAGAGGAAAAGAAGCTAGAAATTGACTACCACGAGGACAGAGAAATAGGGCACATACTAACGCAAGAAGAAAAAGACTATATTTCTCACGATGTAATAATATTAGCAAAAGCCCTTAAATTTATGTTTGATCACAATCAAACAAGACTAACAACTGGCTCAAACGCCTTGCACGATTACATGTCCCGACTAGGAAAAGAACAATATAAACAGAGATACCCGGAACTAGATTTACCAACGTTCACTGACTTTAAGAAATCGTACAAAGGCGGATTTACATTTGTAAACCCCGCATACAAAGACAAGGAAGTTAAAGAGGGAGCCGTATTTGATGTAAATTCAATGTATCCGTGGGCAATGAAAAATTGTCTACTCCCCTACGGAGAGCCGGTGTATTTTCCAGAGAGATACAAACAAAACCCGATGTACCCACTATACATACAATGCATATTATGCGAATTTAAGCTAAAGCCAAATCACTATCCATGCATACAGATAAAAGGACATTTCATGTACCACGACACGGAGTATCTAACACAATCAATAGAGCCAACCTACTTATACTTAACAAGTGTAGATGAGAAGCTAGTATTCGACCACTATGACGTAGATGTAATAGAATGGTGCGGCGGATACATGCTAAAAGGAACGCACGGCCTATTTGACGAATACATAGACTATTGGTACAACGAAAAGACCGAAGCTAGAATAGAGGGAAACCCGGGGCGCGAGAAAATAGCGAAACTAATGCTAAATTCTCTGTACGGAAAATTCGGATCAAAGAAAAGGGGAAAGTCTTGCATCCCATACTTAAGAGAAGATGGTAGAATAGGATTTAAGCTATCAGAGGAGGAGATAAGAAAAGGCGGATATATCCCAATGGCCTGCTTTATAACAGCCTATTGCAGAGACAAGATAATACGTGGCGCACAAATTTGCGGTGATAGATTCATATATGCAGACACGGACAGTCTACACGTATCAGGAACAGGTCCACCGGAAGGGCTGTGGGTAGACAACAAAGCCCTAGGAGCATTTAAGTTAGAAGAAACATTCATTAGGGCCAAATTTATACGCCAGAAAACATACCTAGAAGTAACACTAGGAAAAGACTATCAAGAAAAAATCAATATAAAATGTGCTGGTATGCCTAAAAACGTCAAAGAGACAATAACTGAAAGCGAATTCAAGGAAGGCGCAGTATTCGATGGAAAACTGCTTCCAAAAATCGTCCCCGGCGGTGTCATTTTGAAGGAGACAACTTTCAAAATAAAAAAGGCAAAAGGGGTTGACAACTCGCTTTCATTATGATACAATACTCGTGAGGGGTCCTTGCTTTCCTAGTGTCCCCGTCCGGGGCACCGGGGCGAAGAGCCTTCCCGGGTGGGAATTGGCGGCGGTGTGCTGACACAGTGGAGGGCAAGGATTTCCCTTATTTTACAGAGGTGATAAAGTGGACACTAAGGACACGTCCATGTATTACAATGCAGATGACACGCTCTCAAGAAACAGGTTATTTAATTTTGTTGTAGGCGCTCGTGGAGCTGGTAAGACCTACGGAGCCAAAAAGAGGGCAATTAAAAATTTCACCGAAAAAGGCGAACAATTTGTATATCTCAGAAGGTACGACACAGAAATGCCTCAGTCACAGATGCGAAACTTTTTCGATGATATCATGCAGGAGTTTCCGGACCACGAGTTTAAAGCGGATCGTGGGTTATTCAGGATAGACAAGGAAGTCGCCGGGTGGTATTTCCCGCTGTCAAAAGCAGTAATGCTTAAATCAATGCCGTTCCCAAACGTCACCTTGATTATCTTTGACGAATTCATCATTGGAGCAGGAGCATACCGCTACCTTCAAAATGAAGTCGTGACCTTCCTTGAATGTTACTCAACAATATCAAGAGACAGAGATGTGCCAGTATTATTCTTGAGTAACGCCGTTACATTCAGTAACCCTTATTTCCTATATTTCAATCTATCATTAGAGAAAGGGCAGAAAAGAAAGCTACTAAAGGACATCCAACTAGAGACAGTTACAAACCCAGCCTATGTAAATCACGTAAAACAAACCAGATTTGGACGTCTGATAGACGGAACAGAATATGGGTCCTATTCAATGGACAACGAGTTCTTGCTAGACACGGATTCATTCATTGAAAAGATGGTTACAGCCTGCTTCTATGTTACAACGATACTAATAGACGGCTTCAAAATTGGCGTGTATAGGGACATGAACTCTGGTATTTTCTATCTATCAGAGAAAACTGATGACACAAGAAAGATAACAATAAGCCTAACATTAAACGACCACAACAATTCAACCGTATTAGCCACAAGGAACAACATAGTTATCAAAGGTATAATGGATGCTTTCTCTGCTGGCATGCTGAGATTTGAGACACAAAAAGTAAAGAATTTAGCATGGCCCATTCTAAGAAAGCTACTATAACAAATGGAGGGTTACAAAAATGGCATACGAATTTACACAGGATTCTTTCCGGCAGTTCTCTGAAGAAGTTATCTCCGCAGGAGGAGATCAGGCCACCTTAACGACTTTATTGAGCCAGATGCAAGACGTTATCATTGATAATATCGGAAAAATGGAACAGCTTACGCAAAACAATGAGAACGTCACCAAGGAAAATGAGCGGCTCAAGAGTGCAAATATGGACCTGTTTCTGAGGATCGGTTCTCAGGCTGAGGCCATTGAGAACAAGGCCAAGGAAACCACAAAAGAAGAGCCGGTTGGAGTTGACGATTTTCTAAAGAATATCTATAAGGAGGATAACAACAATGGCAACTAAGAACAACCCTATTGCTAGCCCTGAAATGATGAACGCAATCCGCAATGATGCGAGTGACGCCTATAAGGCCGCTGTGCCTGTAGCCACTCCCGCAAATCTGGCGGACGTAGGAAATCCTATCCTTGCATACGATGCAATGGCCAACGAGTTTCTGAGTGCCCTGGTAAATAAGATCGTTGCTACCATCCTTTATCGTAAGATGTGGAACAACCCTCTGTCTATGCTCCGCAAAAACGCTGAGCCTCTGGGAGTTGACGTTGAGGAAGCCCACGTGAATCCGGCTACCGCTCAGGCATATGACGGCACTGAAACCGGTATGGCCGCAGTTCTTAAAATGACAAAGCCAGATGTGGCCGCCGCGTGGTATCGGCTGAACCGGCAGGACAAATATCCCGTGACCATCAACAACGAACAGCTTACAAACGCTTTCGTCTCCTGGAACGCCCTTGAAAACCTAATTCAGGGCATTGTAGACAGCCTTTACAATGCGAACACCATTGATGAATTCAAGTACACTAAACAGTTAGTTGTTGATGCAATCACTGATGGAAAGCTTAAAACAGTTACAGCAGTAATGCCCAACAACGAGGCCACCGGCAAGCAGTTCCAAGTACAGCTCCGCAATATGTCGATGCTGTTCACATTCCCTTCCAGCGCCTACAACAACTACAAGCTAATGGGCGGCACCGGAAACGACCGCGTAACATGGAGCCCCATCGAAGATCAGTTGATCATCATCCGCGCGGATGTAGCCGCAAATATCGGAGTTGAGGTACTTAGCGCGGCGTTTAATCTCAGTTACTCCGATTACCTGGCCAGACAGATTATCGTTGACGATCTGGGAGCCGATGGAAAGACGCTGGCAGTGCTGGCAGACACCAAAACATTCCAGATTCGCGAAAAGCTCCGCCGTTTCACCACCTTCTATAACGGCTCCGCGATGAACTGGAATTATTGGCTGCATGCGTGGGACACCTTCTCTTTGTCTCCCTTCCACAACTGCGTGGCCCTCCGCACAGCGTAAGAGCAATTTAGGGAGGGGGCGCAAGCCCCTCCCGATAGAAAGAAGGTGAAACCATGGCATTATGGAGACCCGAAACAACTATATATCTGTGCACAAATACAGGCATAGATCAGTATAACAAACCCTACTTTGAATCCAACGCCGCAATGCAAGGGTGGTTAGCCGGAAAAGTAAAGGCGTCTTTCACCCAATACTCATACCAGAGAGCGGACGAGAGGCAATACTGCCGTGTTGAATACAATTACAACGATGCCTTGGCATGCGACATTATCATGTGGCAAAATACCGGAACCGGACCGCGCTGGATTATCGCGAACATTACAGGGGTTGAGTGGGTAAACCCGAACACAACAACCATCTATTTTGAAGTAGACGCATTTTGTACCTACTGTGGGGACATAAACTGGCCAACCTCCTACAGCCTAGTGGAAAGAGAGCATGTCGTGAACGACTGGAACGGAGCTAATCCAAACTGGATTAACATTGGGATACCCGAAGGAATGGGAGGCACGCCAGACCAAGTTGTATATGACCAAATAAAGGCATACGCGCCAGATACATTTGTGGTATTCACTCCTTATGATTCTTCCGGACAACCAATGTTTGGAGGCACTGTAGAAAATAATGTGTTTAACGGCTTAACTATGAGAACTTTTTCAAACGCAGGAGGCGTTAACAGCTATTTGCAGAGCGTAGCAGAATCAAGCGAGGGAAAGCTAGAGAATATCCTAGGCGTTTACTCCGTACCCGGCGATCTCCTATCCAATTTGTCAGAAGCAGTTGAAACTATTCCGCCGTGGCAAAGCGGCGGAGCAATTGGGCCAGACCTTTGCAGAAATGCGAAATGTTATTCTAGTGAATTTTGCGTGGCGCAAGTAGAAGGCATGAACAGCGAGACAGTGACATACAAACCCGAGCTAATCACAACACAAGGCACGTTTAACTTCCATATCTACGGGCGCTTTATCGGAGGCGGCGGAGGAATCATTGCAACGCCAGACGCCTATGACTACATGGGAAACCCTGGAGAATACGGGTGTGCAATCACCGTATTTCCGCAAGGTGCATGGGTTGGAAATCAATATGCTCAGTATCAACAGACCAACAAAGTAAACATTCTAGCAACCACAGCAAAATCAGCTGGATCTTTCATACTTGCAGGAGCCGCTGCTGCCACAGGGGTAGGAATGGCCGCCGTTCCGGGACTCGTTGCAAGTGGCCTCAGTAGTGCGGCAAGTATTTGGGATGCAGATACAAAGGCCAAAAAGGGTTCAGCCGCTGTTAATGGCTCTGTGTCTTCTGACCCCATCCTAGCTGCCTCAATTGGCCAGTTTGGCTTCAAATTCCGCTGGTACATGTGCAACGAGAGCATCATGAAATCAGTTGACAGCTTTTTCGACCGCTACGGCTACAAGGTCATGAGGCTGAAAGTTCCAGAGCGCAACAGCCGTCCATGCTGGAATTTTGTTAAGACTTCTGAGGGTCACGTATCCGGCGCTATTCCAACCGTCTACAGAGAGCGCATTGAAGCAATGCTAAATGCTGGTGTCACATTCTGGAACGTAGGAGCAAGATCCATCGGTGACTTTTCCGACCCGTCCGCTAACAAGAGTTAGGAGGTTGCCATGGAAACTGTAATTGTTGCTATACTCTCTCTAATCGGAACGCTAGTTGGAACTTACGCAGGAATTGTTTCAGCCAACAAGGTGACAGAGTGGAGAATAAAGCAAGTAGAATATAAAATATGCACCCTATCAAAACAAGTGGAAGAACTTACATCAACAGTGAACTACATACAAGGCAAAATGGAGGTACTACATGACCATTGAGTTTATAACAGTTGTAGCTCTAGTGCTCATTTATCTGGCAATCTATATGTTACTAATCCCGGTTGGAAAACGTCTACACTACATTATGTCCAGAACAGTATTCAAAAATAAACCGATCAACCATACCGCATATTGGCTGACATACCTAGTGGTAAATATTATTGTATCTCTCACAGGAATGATTATCATTTTCAACCTAGTAAAATACACTGCGGAGGTGTGGATTATATGACCAATCTATTGAAACGATTAGCTAACCTCATGTCCGTTAAATCCCTAGTAACAATCGCCCTGACAATCGTGTTTTGCATTATGGCATATAAACAGACAATCTCACAAGACTTTATGACCATATACTCTGTTGTTATCGCTTTCTTTTTCGGTGCTCAAAGTGCCAAGAGCAACAATCAGGAACTTCAAAACGACCTAGAATACGCGGAAACGAAAAACGCAGAATTATATAACCAGTTGATGGAGCTGTCAAAGGAAAACGCGGCCTTAACCGCTGAACTAAAGGAGGCGTACAACGATGCATCTAATCAGAAACTACCTGACGAATAACGATTGTTATAAAGCAGGAAAGCCTCTGAACATCCGAGGAATTATGGTGCACAGCACAGGGGCAAACAACCCATCCCTAAAACGCTACGTACAGCCAGACAAAGACGGTATTGGCGTAAACAAGAACGGTAATGACTGGAACCACCCCGGCATTGATACCTGCGTACACGCCTTTATTGGCAAGCTGGAAGACGGTTCTATTGCAACCGTCCAGACCCTCCCATGGAACATGCGCGCGTGGCACGCCGGTTCAGGCCGTTGGGGATCGGCAAATAACTCCTATATCTCTTTTGAGATTTGTGAGGACGGCCTTACAGACCCAGATTATTTCAACGCTGTATATACAGAGGGTATAGAACTCTGCGCCTATCTATGTAGGCTCTACAGGCTGGACCCATCACAAGAGGATGTCCTAATCTGTCACTCTGAGGGCTTCACTATAGGGGTAGCATCCAATCACGCTGACGTTATGCACTGGTTTCCAATGCACAACAAAACGATGAACGACTTTAGAACAGATGTATATGCACTCCTGAAAAGCGCCGGTGGAGCATCCCCGGAAGAGATCGTAAGAGAATACCGTAAGACACTACAGGATAATGATGCAGAGAACTGGTCAGAAGAGGCCAGAGAGTGGGCAATTAGAAACGGTCTTATTACAGGATACGAAGGAAATTACATGTGGCAGGATTTTGTAAATAGAGAACAATTAGTTACCATTCTGAAAGCCTTCAATAAAACACTTGGAAATCCCGTGCCGTAAACTACACTCAACTCCCGGCGTCTACCGTCAACTCCCGTAGAGGCAATTAAAGACCAGACCTTTTCTGTTATGGGCTAGGGTGGCAAGACCAGTATAGCCCATAAAAGACCAGGACAGTTTATTATCCGATATTAGTTTAGGAGGCGTTACAATGAAAGTATTTATTTCACAGCCCATGAAAGGACTTTCCAATGTCTGTAATATTGATCCGGGTATGGGCGTTGGGGAATCCGTTAAGAGAATGGCAGAGGCTGGGAGAAGCATAGAGGGTGCATTATATGAGGGTTAAAAGGCGCAATGGCCCGTGCTCTAAATTGTATAGCAGGCTTTTGGGTTGGATTGTAGTTTTGTTTTTGGCTTGCTTGTTGGCGGGTGGCTTCTTTTTAGCGCTCTTGTCTATCAAATATCAGTATACGGGAGCGTTGGCTTGTTGGACCATTTGTGCTACACCCATAGGAACTGCCGTTACGATCGTGCTAGGGAAGACAATAGACAAAGAGATACAGAACGTAAAAGGACCTAACGGGGAAGGACTTGATTATACAAACGGGGCTAAAGAATACAATGTGGATTCTGCCCCGGTATAGGAGGTGGTACGTTTGTTTGATTGCTTTTTCGGTGCAAATCTTCCGGGTATAGTATTCCCACCTAACGGAGCGAGGGCCGAGGTTCTAAATGCACAACAGACTATCGAAATTTATAACCGATTCATAAACATGGCGTTAAGTCGGTTTAGATGGACGGGTCTGCCGGATAGTTGCAATGAGCGTGCACTGGAAATGACATTGCTGTTTTACGGCGTGGCGCTGTTCGCTAATGATCCGGACCTAGGGTATATCCATACGGCGGTTACTTTGCCCGGGCCTTTTAACATCTACTATGAGAGCGTAGTACGAGAGGCGTATAGTTTTGAGTATCGGCACAGATTTGACATTAACAATAGCGTGTTGATTAGAGCAAATAAGACCATGACGCCAGACTATCTTTCTATTTGGAACTATTCGCCAAAAATTTCAAACGCACTCAGAAGCATCGATATCCACACTGAGACTATCAAGAGGCCATTTGCAATTCAGTGTGACGAGAAGGACAAACAAAGCGCTATCACGGCGGCAAACAAAATTGCCGGGAATGAGATTGCTATTTTCGGCTCTAAGTTCGGTAACCCTGAAAGCGTGAAGGTCATGAATTTCGGCGTAAACTGTGTGCTAAATGAGATGTGGGCAAATGTGCGAAACTACATGCAACAGCTTTGTACGAGCTTAGGAATCGATAGCCTTACAAGCGACAAGAAAGAGCGCCTTATTTCTGCGGAGGGGCAGGGGCAGAGAAATCCCACGCGGCACATTATCGAGAGTGAGCTGTGGTGCAGGGAAAGGGCCTGTGAGGAAATCAATGCTATGTTTGGGCTGAATGTGGGCGTGGAGTTGAACGCCGTGGAAGATTTCATGGAAGAGTTTATTGAGATGGATAAGGGGTTCCAGGAGGGAGGTAACGGCGGTGTGTCAACTAATAGGGACGAGCCAGATTAACCCGGAATTGGGTGAACTCGTTTCGGGTGGGTATGAAGTTTTCAACGACTGGTGGAACACCTTTATTCCAGAACATAAGAAGCACCTAGAGGGAAAGATTATAACATACTATTGGTTTAACCAGATCGGCGCGGAGACGCCAGATAGATTCAAGCATTTTCTTAACGCGGAATTGATGAAGATTATGCCATACTATAACAGGCTATATGAGAGTGAGCTAATTAAGTTTGATCCCATGTTGAACCAGTTAGTCAAGACTAATGGTAGAAACGTTGAGAATCTGCTGAGGGTGGCTAATTCCGGCGAGAATTCGGCGGCGGTTATGCTTAGGGATTTCGTGAATAGCCATAGGGACGATGAAAACACGAAGGGGAATCTAACTGGAGCATATGATAGCACATTAGATCACACGGCAGAAGAGACATACGAAAAGCAGGGCGACAAGACTTCTAAGGAAGTTGTTGACGAGGATGTAACCGGAACTAAAGATTCTACAACTAAGGTTGTTGATAACACGACTGAGGACAATTCTAAGGATATTACCAGGGAGCTCACTAAGGACAGGACACTGAATGAAACGGTAGAGACGACACGGGATACGACTACTAAGACAAGTGGATCTGGAACTAGCGATAGTACGCTGGAGAGGTCTGTCAATACGGACGGAACGAAGCTTTATTCGGATACACCTCAAAAGAATGTTAATTCTAGCGGGGGCGTGCAGAACAGTGTTGTCTGGAACTATCTGACCAACGCAACGCAAACAGGAGAGGACCAGAACACCGATGAAAGTACGCATACTAGCAACAGCTATACAGAGGATAAAACGGAGAAGGTAACAGAGAACACTACTAGGAACGTGACGGAAAACGAAACTGAAAATGAGGCGGTTGGAGAGACTGAGAAAAAGAATAAGGACTATACGAGTGATACAACATACCACGAAGACACAACAGAGAACACAGATAGGACTACAAACTATAATGAAGATTGGCATGAAAGCGGAAAGTCTAATCTTACAGAGAATACCACGGGACATAATGATACCGTTGAAGATACAACGGGAGAGCGCCATATGGCTGGTATCGAGCAGGGCAAGACGGATGAAAAGCACACGCATAGCAAGGATAAAAAGGAAGATGAAACACAGACAAAGGAAAGTGGGATTGAGGAAGTTATCAGCGGGTACGTTGGTATTAGTGCATCTGAATTACTGACGGCTTTCCGTAAAACCTTCATCAACGTGGACGAAATGATTATTGAGGCCCTTAGAGGGTGCTTTATGGAGGTATTCTGATGAAAGATTGTTATCGTGATTTTGACCATTGCTGTGACCCTAACCCCTGCGATCCTTGCGGCCATTGTAAGCCGGACCCTTGTGGCACGCCTGTTCCTCCTCCTGTGCGACCTGTGGTGAATATCCCGGGACCAAACGTGCAGGCTCAGATGTGTGAAATGGCTGGCAGGGTAAACGAGTGCATCCTGAGATGGAACCAAATTCAGCGAAACTGTTATGAGGCTCTTGATCGGGTTGTTGGCGCGGCTGTATCCAATGATGTGTACTATGATCGTGACGAGGTTGGCATGGAGAGCGGGTACTCTGAAAACGACAGTTGCCCGTATCACGTCATCAACGTGAAGTGTGTTGACAAGTGCGGTAAGCCTATCTTTATCAAGCTTATGCCTGCATTTGGAAATACTACAAACTCTGGTCTTGTGCAGAGTATTCAGGATGTCAGTTTCGTGACCAACGCCAACGCAATTATTAGTGCAACCACTGACGCGCCGTGGAAGGGTGTTGCGCGGTATATGGGTGCACCTATGGCTAGCACGCCTGAGGGTGGCATTTTCTGTGACGGATTCAACCGGCACGGGGCCTTGAAGATTTTCGGCGGCGATACTGACGAGGATACTCTGTGCCAGAATCAGGTGATTGATCTCATTGGGTCTGTTGTGCCTATCATTCTGGACGGTGAGATTACGGAGCAGGCTAAGGGGATGACCACCAAACAGGCGATTTGTGCGATTGGTTATAAGTCCTCTAACGGTGATAAGGTATTCTTTAACTGCGGCAAGCAGGATGTGCATGGTATGCAGGGTATCACTGTAGCGAATATCCTGAAAGGCATGGGTTGTACAACGGCTGTTATCACTGCGACTGCGGGCGGCGGCATGGAGTATCTGGGTAGCCTCACCTCTTCCCCTGACAACTGGCAGATGCCTAAGAACTCCGCGTATTGGGTGGTTAGCAAGCGCCCTTTTGAGGGATGGTGCAATCAGTTTGAGAGCTCCATTGCGCAGCTGGTTCAGAGAGTTGGCGGCCTGAAAAATGAGGTTGACTTTATCAACCATGAGGTTGACGAGGTTAGCGAGGTAGCTAATAAGGCGTGGGAGTTGGCGCAAAAGAACGCGGACGATATCGCGGAGATTCAGGCGGACATTGAGAGAATCAATGGAGAAATCACAGCGCTGGAGGAGCGCATTACTACCGCCGAAAATGATATCAAGGCTCTGGACGCAGCTCTAAAACAGGAGATTCAGGACAGGAAGGACGCTGACGCGGCAGAGGCGCAGGTGCGGCAGGAGGCTGACGAGGCGTTGGGCAAGCGGATTGACAAGGAAATCGCGGACCGCGAGGCCGCTGACGAGCAGTTAAATACCGCTATTGAGACTGAGAAGGCTGAGAGGACCGCCGCTGACGCTGTGCTCCAGGGCAATATCAATCAGGAGGCTATTGATCGGGCCAATGCGGACCTAAAAATTGAGCAGAATCTCAATAAGGAAATTGTGAATCGTACAGAGGCCGACCAGTTGCTTCAAGACCAGATCAACGGGCTCACTACCGGGGACGTGCCGCTTCCGTACGTGAAGAAGGCCGGTGACACAATGACCGGCGATCTACAGATGGAGGGCTCCGCCGTTGTTAAGCTGGTAGACGGCAAGACGGTTAAGGGTGCTTTTTACCGGGATAATGGGGATGTATGCGTTAAAAGCGAGAGCGGAAACGTTCGGATTCTGGGAGCGGCCACTCTTCTGACGACTGCGGATAATGGCGCTGGACAGCTCAAGATCGGGGCTATTACCATTCAACAGCATATGAGCGGAGATATCCCTCATCTTGATATCAATGTGGGCACTGACGCGGGCGCTGTGTACGTGAATAGAAATGGGATTGACGGCGGGACCGGTGAGCTGTGGGTCACTGAGATTCATGCCCCGAACGAACTGAGGCTTGCACCGGGTACGAACGTCAATGCTATGGACCACAGGATTACGGGAGTCGCGGACCCAGTTGATGATGGGGACGCTGTGAACAAGAAATATCTTGACAGCCACGGCCCTGAGTGTACGTTGCCGGTTGCTAGTGCTACCACTCTAGGCGGCGTAAAAGTTGGCGCTAATCTGACGATTACACCGGAGGGTGTGCTGAACGCTACCGGCGGAGGCGGCGGAGGCGGTACGGAATATGTTGCCGGTGAGGGTATCGTTATTTCCGGAAACACTATTTCGACTGATCCGGCTAAGGTTCCCACTAAAGAGGAGCTTGATGGGTATCTGCCGTTGGCCGGCGGGACGATGACCGGAAACATCAAGTTCGATAGCGATTCTGATTATGTGGGCGCTCTTGTTTCGGATCAAGACCATGTGATTATGATGGGTTCTCAGGGCGAGGGCGCTATTATGGGGTCTGTGTCTGCTGGGCATAATCAGACGCAGGTTGATGCCGTTATCAATGCGAACTTGAATAGCAAAAAGGCCAGTGTGCAGGCTATCAGAACTACGGATGGTGGCAGTAATGTCGTTATTGAAGCGCAGGACCCGGATAGTGCGAACGCGGTGAGTGTGAAAGTGGGCGCTAAGGCGGCGGACGTTACGGGCGGAACGCTGAGCGTTTACCGGGATTCTAACGTTAACTATGTGGACGTTGGGGCGAACCAGCTGAAATTTGGCGACAAGGGTCTTATTTTCGGCGGCGGTGATGGACTACGTATTATTTCCGGCGACCCTTCTGAGGGCGGTAGTTTGTTCTTTAACGGAACGCAGAAGACTGCTCAGTTCCTTACCTATAAGCCGCAGTATCAAGGGGCGCCTACTGAAAATAATGATCTTGTTAACAAGGAGTATGTTGACGGTAAGGTTGGCAGGGATTATCTGCCGCTGGCGGGCGGGACGATGCGCGGGAATATAAATCTGAACCGCAATGATTTGCGTGGAACGGACTATGTCACATATGACGCTGGAAGTACAGAGCCTACCGCAGGATATTTGAGGCTCACTCCGCTATATGCCGCTATCGGTGTGGGGAAAGGCGCAAGATTGAGTGTTTCCGATGGTAGCGGAGTAGTTGTGAACACTAGTCTTAACATGAGCAATCACCGTATTGAAAATGTGAGCGAGCCAATCAACGGTTCTGATGCGGCAACGAAATCGTATGTGGATAGTAAGATTACGGGGTCCAGCGGAGGCGACACAGTTATTGGAACTAACTATGATGGTTCCAAATTTACCATGAAAGTGACCGCAAGTACAGGTTTTAGCATCTCTAAGGGTCCGGGTATGGTTGGCGGATTCTTGTATGTTGAAGTCACTAAACTGAATGTTACGGCTCCTAGCACTACGATGTTTACAATCCAATTTAGTTCTGCTCCGCCTCCCCTGTGCTGGGCTACTAATGTATTCACCGGAACTAGTGCGAAACGTAACCAGTTCCAGGATTCTTTAAGTGACAAGACGACACTCAGGAGCATTTCACATGATCCTAATAGATTTACAACTGGTGACAAGATGCTCGTTATTGTCGGCGTTGGGTGCGCCACTGAGGACACTAATGCAACTACTATTGCCCCGCTGTGCGTGCTTTAAAGGAGGCGTATTATAATGCATTGCGAGTATGTACAGATCAAGGCGTCTGATGAGCTCGTTGAGTTTGGCTGTGATTCTACGCATGTTTATATGATTGTAGTTGATGGCATCACTTTTGGGCCGTTCAAGTATGCTGAAGGCGCTGGTATTCCATCTCAGGCGACACCGGCTAATGACCCGTCTAGCGTATTTGTGGGTTGTGAGCATAATAAAATCACGGTTCATTTCTCGAACCCTGGAGCTTACGCACATGTTGAGCTCCTGGAGTTTGAGGATTTAGAGGAAGTGATTGGTGGCGTTACTTCTTTGCTGGCGGATATTAAGGCATCTCTTACGGAAGCCAATAGTAAGCTTGCAGACATTGTGACAAATACAGGCAGAATTCAGTAAGTAATATAGAGGTCGTGAACGTGTTGGGCGTTTGCGGCCTCTTCTATTAGCGGCGAGTTAGCATATGCTAACTAAGGGTATGTTAAACCTGTATTTCTATAGGCGTGTTTAAGGCATGCTATTAGAAACGATTTTTTAGGTATCGAATCTGACGACCCCCTATACT